AAAATGAATAAAATGAATAAAATGAATAAAATGAATAAAATGAATAAAATGAATAAAATGAATAAAATGAATAAAATGAATAAAATGAATAAAATGAATAAAATGAAAAAATTGAATATGCATTGTTCTCTCTCAGGCGGGAGAAACACAAAAATGGACGAAAAGATTGCTCATAGAATCACCGAACTTGTTTCTTTGAAACAGGACGAGAAGCTTATCAGAAGGAATATTCTTAAAAATATCAAGGTTAAACAAGCGTTTTATGAAAAACAGAGAACAATGTATGGAAATTTTAGCCAAATAATTCAAATGGCTAATAAATTACAAAAAGATGAAATGGAGTTAAACGCCGATATAATGGTAATGAGAAGAGACGAAGAGCGGAGAAAAGTACTCTGCATTAAGTACACTTCGGAAATTAATGAATTAGAGCGAATTCAAAAAATGAAATCCGAACTAAAACAGCTGAAATTTGAAGATAAGGAGGAATTAAAAAAGTGCCAGGTTTTGGCGAACAAGAGAATAGATTTAAAATTGTTCAATAATCTTCCGTCTGAATTAGTTGACCACATACGTGATTATTTGCCGTATGATGTGCGAACACAACTAATAGAATCAAAATATAAATTGACAGTCAGGTTGAATTCTTTATCCGCGAGTGTAATAAGTCGGTTAGTTTGTAAAACTTCTAGAACGCCCGAATATTACTCGTTACTTTCATCGGAGGATGAAATGTGTAATTCAATTTATCGGCGATATAGAACAACAAAACCGGTACAAAAAATATTTCTGGAGATGTTGTTTTATAAATTCAAGAAGGAGAATCCCGTCGCGGCTTTCAAGATCGCCAAGCAATTTGCTATAATGTTCAACCCTTCAAAAAAATATAAAGTAAGAAACGCTACCGGATAATTTTGCAAAGACAACATAATTCGTAATTAAACAGTTTTATTTTTAACAAAGTAAACAAATGTTTAGTATTTTCAATAATAATGAGACAATAAAACGAAATATTCATTCTTTTTATAAAACAAATGCATGGAACCGTTTTAATCAACACAAAAATCTAGAAATTATCATGAAAAACGATGACAGTGAACCCCCAATTGCTTCACCCGCTTCACCCGCTTCACCCGCTTCACAAACAACTTTATTTTTTTTCGGGTTCGCACTAGGGTTTTATTTAGGGAGAACGTCAAAAAGATAAAAACTTATCTTGTCATAATATACCATGGACGAAACGTCAAATATAATGAAAATGGAAAATTTAGAAAAAGAATTTGACAATACCATGACGCTTTATAAACAAGCTTATTTGGATTATATAGATTCTTTAAAGGGAATTAACGATGGCACGAAGACTATTCCAAATTCTATGATAAACTTTGAAGGAAACGTTAATGTTGAATATGTAGCAACTCTACATGAATGCAGTGCGATTTGTAGCGGAAATCCTAATTGTTCGGGTCTATCATTTAATAAAGTAGATAATTATTGTTATTTAACAACCAATAGACCGGTTACTTATAATAGTTACGGTTCAAATTATCCGGTGACAACTGTTATTATGCCGGTATCCAGTGGGGAACGCGCATCTAATTTAGCGTCTTTAAATCAAAAACTCATGGATTTGAACAAACAAATTATGTCTGTCACTATCACTCCAGAGGGCGATTATATAGAAAATCAAAAAACAACCCAAACTGCTTTATTAACTATTTATAAGGATTTAGAAAATGAACGTAAAAAAATAGCGGAACTCAGCAGAGACTATAATCATACAGATAATGAATACAAAGACAATTCTATTTATGTGGCACAGAAAAGTTCAATGAATACGCTATGGTTGTTTATAACTGTTTTTGTTTTAATGACTACTGTGAAAGTTGTTATATTCAATAAATAAAAGTATAATAATATATTTGGTTATATATATTATTATCATTTTTAACATGGAAAATAAAGAAACAGCCTCAATTAGACAAGGGTTCCAGATGATAAATAAAAAAAAAAAAACAAAACCTGAAGGGAATGAGATGAGAGACACAACAATTCTTCTGCAAAAAGACGAAGACATTCAGAGTCAGCTCGCTCAACTAAAAGTTTTAGAGTCACGATACGCTGACCTAGAAAAACAATATAAAAATCTTAACCGCGGCGTTATGAAAACCACCAAGGATTATATTAATAATCCCGACTCAATAGGCAAAAACGTTTACGTGAGTCAGATTTTAGAAAATCCGACATCAACTTATCAAGGTGTTTATAATTCAGTGTCGCCCAGTGGAGAGAAAGCAATGTACACCTTTTCAGACAATTACACTTTTAAAACATGTCAAGAACAGGCTTTAATTTGGAAAAATCAATTTTTCGCTCTTGAAAATGTAAATCCTTCTACAAATTCAGGACAATGCTCAATAAGTGGTAGTTTAACTGATGCCACTAAATATGGCGAAAAAATATCCAGTTGTTCACAGGGTAAAGATGGTTATTTGTACGGTGGTTCTATGGTGAATGCAGTATATCGTGTTCCTGACGCTGAATATGTAGGAACATTCAATGATAGCCCAAACAGAGCCATGGAATTATTAAATGGCGGGAGTCAAACATATTCGTATGATTCTTGTAAAAAGGCGGCTGCTGACGGCGGCTACCCTTTTTTTGCCTTGCAAGATGGTGCGATGAATGGAAACGCGCAATGTGCGGTAAGCAAAGATTATTCAACCGCAACCGGACAGGGAACATCCACAAATTTTTTTACTGCAAAAGACGGGCATATTTATGGGGGTCCTTGGGCGAATTCTCTCTATCAGATACAAAAAACAACTGGAAATTATATAGGGTGTTTTAACGATAAACCAAATCGTGCCATGGACGCAGTGGATGATTTGGGTAATTATACCGTAGAGACATGTCAAGAAAAGGCGGTTTCGCAAAGCGCAAAATATTTTGCTGTTCAGGGTGGCGGAATGGGGAAATCACAATGTTTCGTTGGAAATAATTTAGATGCCGCAAAACAGTATGGAGAAGCAGTGCCATATTTTATTGGAAGTGATGGAAATGGTTATGGGTACTCGGGTGCAAATGCGATTTATAAACTTGACTCTATGGGTAATCCAGATGTTGTAGGCAAAGCTGGATATTTAGACGACACGGGAAAATTGACAGAGTATCAAGCATCTATGATAGAATCATCAACTTCTATTAAAAACGACGGTAGTTGTCCTAAGAATATTACAAATATAGATTCGGCTCAGTGGTCTAATTACAAAAATAGCGGGGAAATGATGACGCCTGCCAGCACGTGCGGGTTAGCACAAGCTACGAGACAGGATAATCAACAATTGATTAATATTTCTAATCAAATGAAAGATATTGCTAGTCAAATAGTCCAGTCTATTCATACACTAGAATCATACAATGCTGACTTATTAAAACAAATGGGCGTTGATAAAATGTCTCTTAAACGAAATCTTGACAAGTATTCACAGATCAATTCGGAAAACAAAAAATACGAAAAATCATATATGCCGAATGTTAGCGGTTTATTGTCAGACACTGCAATGAATGTTAAGCACGAGAATTATCTTTTTGCGTTTTGGAGTATTTTAGCGGCGACAGCAATAATAATAACAATCAGCGCGTTTCACCGAAATTAGTAGAAAATAAAATATGTATACTTTATAATAATGTCATCAAATGAAAAAATTGTCAATGAAGAAACACTAAACGACATTCAGGAACTTCAGACAATAGAAAGCGACTTATTTAGTAAACTAGAAAGTGGTATTGCGGACGGAACTATGACAAAAGAAGACCAAGAAAAAATTGCACAGCAAATACACCAAGTATCTAGCATGCGAATTAAATTATACGAAACCTTAAATAACATTCATTCAATTTATCAGGGAAATGTATCTGCTTCTATGGATACGTTATCAGAGCAAAGTTTAGCGATTGGTATTGTAGAAGAAGAATTAAAAGAAGCGAAAAATAGACTAGAAATGCTTAAAAACGAAAAGGCAAATAAGCAACGGTTGGTTGAAGTAAATAGTTATTATGGCGAACAGTATGCAGACAGAACAAATCTCATGCAAACTATTGTATTTGTTTGTGTTCCTATTATATTATTGTCCTTTTTAGCAAATGCAGGGTTTCTCCCTAGTAGTATTTATTATATTTTAGTTATTATTATTGGTTCAGTGGGTATAGTTTATTTGTCCACAAAATTATTATACTTATCAAAGCATGACAACATGGATTATCAAGAATATGCTTGGAATTTTGACACAAATAAAGTGCCTTATGTAGATACTAGTAAACCTACTGGCGGTTCCGACCCTTGGATTAAGGCTGGAATAATATGCATAGGTCAGGATTGTTGCTACCCCGGAACCACATATGATATATCAATGAATCAGTGTATCCCCGGAACCTTTACGGGAAGTGATTATGTCACAAATACTTTAGTTACACACGACACGTCCAATAATGTTGTGGCAACAAGTTCGGCAACGAGTAAGGTAAATACTTGAACAATGAATGCGAAAGTTAAATACATTGTCATATATTGTCATATATTGTAAAAAATAATATATTGTAAAAATTTTATAATATATTATACTAGTAGTCGCACAAGTTATGTCAGGAAATCAATTATTCGGTACCCCACAAGACGATGCATATAATCACGTAAACAATCTATTATCATACGCTTCCTCTTCTATATTATGCGGTCCTGCATGTCAATCCCAGAAAAAAACAGACGAATTGAAACAACTTTACTTGAATGCACAAAAAAATGTTAAATTGGCACCTAGTGAATTATATACCGCGAAAAAAAATTATTATGTAAATGTAGATGGGGTTGCAGAATATAATAAAATGTCAAAAACAGAATATGAAAAAGAAGTGAATGCTTTGTCGGAACAAAAAAAAACAGAATTTAACCGCAATATAAGTTTTGCAAAAACTCTGCTAGGAGATCATAAAAGTTTATACAATAATTTTGAATATGTCAACGAGTTATACGAAACGTATGTAAAGAAAAACGCGGATTTAAAAAAATCCATGGATGACAAAGAATCCGATTCTCTCACGAATGACCGTAAAACTTATTATGAAACACAACATTATGATTATTTGACTTCGTGGTATTACATATTAATCAGAGTTTACGTAATGTTGGTAGTAGTTTTTTTAATCGCCATTTTCTTGGCTCCTAGCGGATTGTCATATTACAAAAAAATGGGAATTTTGTTCTTGATTCTAATATATCCCTTTGTAATTAATTATATAGTTCTCTATTTTCTCTCATTGACAAATAAGATATCCAGCGCCTTACCTAAAAATGTATATGCCGACCAAAAAGCTACTTCTTCAGATTAACGAAAACAAAATATAAAATAAAAACGGTGAAAGCACCCACCACTCTTTCACAAAATAAAAGGATGATTTAACTAGTTTATTGTCTTCCTCTATATAATATTTCCCGGCTGTTCCGCATTTTTCATCATCGTTTCTAGCGGAACTTGCATAATCGTAATCTATTTCCCCTGATACTAATTCAGTCTTTCCAAAAATTACACATTCTCTTCTGTCTGGTATAAAATGTTTACAATTAATGCATAATTTTTTGTGCGTTAAAAGCGATGAACGAAGTGAATGGGATGTTAATCGCGATGATTGCATTGGGTGAAAAAATAAAAAAAAACACAATAAAGCCACTGATTTCATACTTGATAAAATATGTATAATTATCTCTATACACATTTTACATAACATTTCACATAACATTTCACATAACATTTCACATAACATTTTAACTCGCCAATTCTTGGATTTCATCTGTCGCATCCGCATAAAGAATCTCCACGCCATACCACCCATCCTTTCTCTTCTTACCGAATTTCTTATCCATATACAACGACAATTCTTCTCCACAACCCTTCGGAAGAATCCTGGATCCCTGTTGTGTCTGAAACCATAACTTGAACTGTTCCGTAAGCTCTTGTTTACCGATTTTCTTTCCCTCCTTCTTACCTACCATCTCAATAACAAATGCGGAAATATGGTCCTGTCCTCTACGATATTTATTAGAAGACGACAATACCATTTCGCAATCCTCTACATGTCCCTTTGTCTCAAAAACACGCTTCACCAACATACTCATAAACACGGGAGCCCACATAGGAATTTTAATTTTTAATTTTTTATCCTTGGGAAATACGTACTTCTTTTCCTCATCATCGCCACACGAATCCTGATTAGGAACAACATCCGCATCAACAAATTTTGACACGAAGTCACAAATCCGAATGCGCCGCCAAGTTCCATCATCATTACTACCAATCTCGGGCAGATTATTCGTGCAAACCACCAAGCAAAACTGTGGTGTAAAAGTTTCCGCCTCTGAATATAATGCTCTCGCGGTAATTGGGTCACCGCCAGTCAATTCCTTCATTGGACCCTCATTCAAACGGTCGCCCTTTGACGGCTCCTGCATCACAGCATATCTCACACCCTTTAATTGAATAACCTCAGAAGATGTCCCGCCAATCGCATTTCGCTTCCCGGTGACAAGCGTAATCGGCACCGACCCTTTATATTGTCCAAGCGCATGACTCATTAGATCCGCCAACATGGATTTTCCATTACTTCCCGAACCGCGATAAATATTAAAAGTCTGGTTGATATTTTCACCGACCAAAACTGATGCCAAATGATCCCACATATAACGATTCAGCTCTTTTATGGGAAACAACTGTTCCATAAATGTCATAATCTCGTCAGAAATTTGCCCATGTCTTTCGGGATTAAAATCAACATATGGAATACCGGTCGTTTTGGTGATGTAATCCTGTGGATAACCCTCACGAAACTCATTTTTATTAAAATCAATAACCCCGTTTGAAAAGCACATTAGATGCTTGTTGGAATCCCGCATAATATTGAAATTCTCATCACAGAATAATCCCATCGCCTCCTTCATAATATTATCTATGCAAGAACCGAATCGGATTTTTCCAGAAATATCTGTGACCTTTCTTATTTTCGCGTTTATTTTTTCATACAAATCGCCAGAAGCATCTTGCTCCTGTAAATCGTGGGACAGTTTCTCTATTTTTTCTTGATACACTTCGTTCATTTTTGTCGCAACCTCCATACGCAATGTTGTATTCGGGTCTTCCTTCCAGTGATGATCACAAAATTTATACCAGGTTTTGTGCTTTCTGCTACTACAGACATATTTGTCCTTGTACATCTGATGAAGAACCATCGCCAAATCATGGTCGGTCGCCAGCTCCATCGTCAGTTCAATATAATAATTAATAGTGTTCTTTTTAACGAGCATGTATTCCTCCGGTGCATCCTGCTTCGCCCAATAAATAATAGAACGCTCCGTATACCCATTAACACGCTCCTTGAAATGTTTACACCATGATTTATACAAATCAGCGATGGTTCCGTAGTCAAAATCACTGGCTTTTGCTCTTAGGGCGACCCATATCAAAAACACGTTATCATTGTCCATTCTTAAAGATAAATGTTTCAGGGCAAATGCGACAAACCGATTCGCAAGATGAGAACCGGGTTCATAATATTTTTCCGGTAAAATTTGCGTATATTCATAAATCTCCTTTATCTCGTATTCCCTTGATTTTAGATTATCAAGAAATTTTGTGACGGTTTTTTTCAACATTTCTTTTGACGTAATGCGCTCATAATATATTTTATTGTCATCATCGTCATCATCTTGCGACAAAATCATGAGTTTCGTCTTGGGTTTGCTTCTGGGAGCTTTCTGTGTATTATAGCGCTTCTCACATTCAGCTTTCATTGATGGGGTCATTTCAAACCGAACATTATCCTCGTATTGTGCAGACAATTTACGAAAATCCGCAATAATGTCAAAATCTGACACGCGCTTCGGTTCCATAATAAATTGCCCATCCACGGGGTCAATCGTGACATCATAATGATAGGTCAATTCGTACCGCTGATTACCCGGTTTTTTAGAACCGAAAAGCTGCCAATTTGTTGTTCCTCGGCTAATAGATTCGTCTAGGATAGCGTCCCAGCTATTGATTAGTGGAAGTTCTTGTAAAACTTCCGGGAGAATAGTCAACATTTTCTCACGTAACATGAGCTGCAATGTATAATTAATCTGAATTCCTATGTAAATATGAATGCCATCTTTTGTCAGAGATTCGTCTTGTAACCTATTTACGTCAGGTTTTTCCATAACATAAATAGGAAACGGTTTACTTTCCTCAAAAATATAAAATTCCTTAAGTTGTTCCAAATACCAACCAATTATTTCGTCAACATTTTCTTTTTTATGCTGACGTTTGCAGACATCATATTTATATTTGAAATCCAAATCTATCAAAAGGGGTCCCTGACCACTTTCTTGTTGTTTTTCGGTCAAATACTCGGGCTTATTTTTAACAAACACGTGCTCCACATAAAGACGGTGAAATGTGGGTAATTCTTCTTTGTGAATCCTCCATGAACCACCATATATTCCTAATTTTTTATCGGGTATTCGCGTATGCGTGGGCGTTTCACCCGATTCCGTTTTATGTTTAATGAGAAATTCATTTAAATCCTTGAAGGGGTTCTTTTTCATATTATTGTTCAATTCATCCATGTTATTATTATAAAAGAAGATATTTCTATTTCATTTTTTTATATAATAATTAACTCATCGGTTGCGTTATTACGCATTGTCGTGTGCGTTTATTTTATCTTGACAAAATTTATCATGTTTATGGTGTGCACAACATAAAATACATATATAAAATACATATATAAAATACATATAAAAAGTGGAGATTATTATAATATATTCAAAAAGATGTCTCTACCAGTAAAAGACAAAGGAAACGTAACCATGGAAACAGTAAATAATAATTTAAAATATCTCTCAACAATTTGTGATTCGCAAGTGACTTCTACTTCTTATTACTCTGGAATTACTGGAAGTTATCAGAACACCGCAGCAGGTGCTTCAGCTAGTTATCAGGGTGCTTCAGCTAGTTATCAGGGTGCTTCAGCTAGTTATCAGGGTTCCTCAGCTAGTTATCAGGGTTCCTCAGCTAGTTATCAGGGTTCCTCAGCTAGTTATCAGGGTTCCTCAGCTAGTTATCAGGGTTCCTCAGCTAGTTATCAGGGTTCAGCGGGAGGCGCTTCGGCTAACTATCAAGGAAATAAACCATCAAAAAATGAAATTATATCAAAAAGCACAATATCTAGATTATTGGCCGATGTTAAAAATATTATGAAAAATCCACTAACAGAAAATGGTATATATTATATTCATGACGAGGAAGATATGTTACGTGGATATGCACTTATTATAGGTCCATCGGAAACTCCCTATTTCGGAGGAAATTTTTTCTTTGAGTTTTCATTTCCAACGGATTATCCTCATAGTCCGCCAAAAATCACTTATTGTACAAACTCGGAGAGCATTAGATTTAATCCAAATTTATACACAAACGGAAAAGTATGTATTTCTATATTAAATACGTGGCGTGGTGAACAATGGACCTCGTGTCAAACGATTTCCACTGTATTATTAACTCTTTGTACGCTATTATGTTCAAATCCGCTTTTGAATGAACCCGGAGTCTCTGAGAAACATCAAGATTTTACGAATTATAATAAAATTATAGAGTACAAAAATATAGATATCGCGGTTTTAGCGATTCTGGAAAAATGTCCCGGCATATATCCTCATAATTTCCATAGTTTTTACCCATATGTAAGAGAAAACTTCAATAAAAATAAAGACAAAATAGCGAGTTTTTTGGAAAAACACGCAAACGACAAACCGGAACTTTTGGGAACCGGGCTATATAATATGTCAGTTTCTATTGATTATAATAAACTACATAAAAAATATCTTGCAATTGTTGAACAATTGACTTAAAATATAAAATTGAACCGAAATAAATATATAAATAGAAGAGTATATATATATTTAGTAAAGATGCACTTCTGCAGTTCGTGTAGCAACATGTATTACATCCGAATTGACGGAGATAATACAAATAAGCTAGTATACTATTGTAGAAATTGCGGGACAGAAGATAACGTGTTGACGGTTGACAATATCTCTGTTTCCAAAACAACCATGAAAAAAAACGAGAAAAACTTTTCCCACATTATCCATAAATACACCAAGTTGGACCCAACATTACCAAGGATTAATAAAATTTTGTGTCCTAATTCTAATTGTCAAACAAACATAAGCGACGCGGAAAGAGAAATTATTTATATACGATATGATAATACTAATATGAAGTATGTTTATCTATGCTCTACGTGCGACAATGTCTGGAAAACAAGCGAAAACTAGAGACAAAAATAATTTAAAATAAAATTGATATTATATATTAAAAAAATAATGTATAATATACATAACATGAGTGATGACGACGAAGATTTTTCGGTTGGTAGTGATGTTCCAAGCGATGATGAAGAATTTATTAAAAAACCAAAGTTGATCATAAGCGAAGAGGACGAAAAATCTGTTCCCGACGAGGATTTAAATGAAAAGGGAGAAGATGTGGATTATGATACTGAAGATGATGTTGCAGAAAGTGAGGGTGAAGAGGGCGATGAGGGTGAAGAGGCTGATGAGGGCGAAGAAGTTCTTGGTGACGAAGATGTTGGCGAAGATGTTGTTGAAGATGTTGTTGAAAGCGCTGATGAAAGCGCTGATGAAAACGAAGATGAAAACGCTGACGATAATGATTCCGATGAACAAAAAACTCTTCATGGTGGAGCGAAGAAAAAACAAACAGTGAAAACGGATTTAATTAATAATGTAAATGATGATAGTGATGAGGATGATGACGACGATGATTCTTATTTACAAAAATTTAGCGCGGAAGTAAATAAAAATTATTTGGTGGATTTTCACCCCGAATGTTCTGTGAACAACTATGACGAAATTGCAACTCTTTCTCTCGTTACTAGAGACAAGAATAATAATATTATAGATGACCTTCATAAAACAATTCCTTACCTAACAAAATACGAAAAATCGCGCATTATTGGACAACGAGCAAAACAAATAAATTCGGGCGCAAAAACATTTGTGAAGGTCCCTGAAAATATTATTGATGGATATTTAATTGCGGAAATGGAGTTACTACAAAAACGCATTCCATTTATTATTCGGAGACCAATATTTGGAGGTGGTTGTGAATATTGGCGCGTGCAAGACTTGGAAAACGTGGGTTTTTAATTAGTGTCTATATGTTTTATTCTTTAATTGTTGTTGTTTTCGTTTTATTGTTCTATTTTTTTCTCTTTGAATTTTTTGAATGAGGGTATCTTCTGCTTTTTGGAATACTTGTTCAATGACGGATTCAATCTGCTTTTTTCTATCTTTGTCTTTCTCTTTCTCAAGAAGATATCGCTGTATTTTATCATTGATATCTTCTCTCTTTTCTTTTATCTTGAGTGTGGGTTTATTCTCGGTTAAATGGCGTCTCTCATATCCAGAAAGGCTTTCGGCATTAACTTCTCTGGTGGATTCGGCGAGAATCCCGTTTGCGTATATTGCGTAATTGTCAAATTTGTCTGTGTTTTCCAATACAATGTGGTAGATGTAATAAATACGTTTTTGATTTACTTCCTGAAAAGTTTCATCAAAATAAGCGATTAGTTTATACTTATCTTCTATCATGAGTTTATATTTATTCCTTTCTTTTAAATTTTCCTTCATTGCTTCTAATCGTTCTGCGTCTGCTTCCTCTAATTCCCCTTCGTTTTCAAAATGTACTTCAAAATTGTTATATCCCTCTATTAAATCCTCCATTTTTTCCAATTGCGTATCCGTTAAACGATCATAGAGAATGGCGTGTCCCCCAGTAACATATAAATCTTCTATCAACCGCGGATTTTTATCTTTGGCCAATTTGTATAATTTATGAACAGTTTTCTTCTCGGAATTCTGCAATGCGGATTTCATTACGCAGGTTGCTTTCTTGAATTCGTGGCGCCCACCACGTTTATAGACTTTTACAAAAGTATTTTCTTTGATGTCTTCTATCGGAATATATTTTTCTTTTTTTTCTATCAAACAAAGAATTTTAGTTCCTTCTTTGAAACAAATGGTTTGAATAGTAACGTTAATGGTGATTTCATTCACAGGTGTAATCTTATCATCTGATAAATTGTCGTAAATATTTAAATTTTGGTCATTACCAAGGATATAAGTTTTTATATTATTAAATGTCACATTAAATCTGGGAACGACTATTATGCGAATCTGGTAATAACCGGAATAAGTCAAATTAATTATTGAATCGTCATTATATAAAGAATCTAAAACTGGATATGTTTCCGTATAATTAGTTATCCGTAAATTTGTTGAATCCCTCGCATTAACTATAAAATTAATCGTGTTTCCATCAAAATAAGAAATATTTTCTGTCGAATCAATAGAAAATTTGGTCAAGTTGGTAGGAATTATTGACGTGGTGGCAAATTCTGGAACTATGCTTCTCCCGTAAAGATTAATAGAGGTAATTTTTGATGAGGACGATAATCCGGAAATAAAATAAATCTTGTCCTTTTTTATATGTATACTCTCCGTTAGCGAATAAGAAATTGCTGGAGAAAAAATCGTATCTTGTCTAATTTCGTTTTTTGATAAATCAAGTGTAAATTTTCTTATGGGATTACTCGTTGAATCCTCTTGATCTACATAAGAATACGTATAGCTATTGTTGTTCGTCATATATAAATTGTCATTAGAATCAAATGCAATTGAACCACCACCTATGCTGTTCAAATAATAAGATCCTGAATTCTCTATTAAATCTTTAAAAGTGAAATAACTGTAAGACGTGTTTGATATAATAAAGATAAACCCGGGAACAGATAAATATAAGTTTTTGCTTGAATCAATTGCTAAATTTAAATTATAATACGGCGCATCAGAAATGTAACTGTAACCACTGTTACTTGTCACAGTTCCTGGGGTCTGGTTTTGTTGAAATTCATTCGGAAGATTACTGTTATTAGATATAATATTATATACTTCTGTTTTTCCGTCTGATAAAGTGAATTTAAATATAACAATATTGTATGTATTTTCATCAAATATTGCCATAAAAAAATCTCCGTTTGAATCTTGTATTACCGACGGCTTTGAAATAACAAAACGTTCATTCTTAGTAAAAATGGGGTTATCCGTAAAAGTTCCATCACTAATTAACATGTTTAATTTATAATACCCTGAATAAAAATTATATGAAATGTCAGAAGACATTATATTATTTGCAGAATCTTTTAATGTAAGACTATATGGCATAGTTTTATTAATATATTCTTTTGTGAGATAGTTCGGATCCATAATAATATTCCGTGTTAAATATGGTAAGTTATAATTTCTACCTTGAAGTGGTCCTATACCTTGAAGTGATGCGACTAGAATCGCGCCGCCAACATTGAAATATCCGTTGCTGTAATAAGTAATTGTTCCACCGTCAACTATTGTTGTTGGGCTATAATAACTCATGTATTTGCTTTATATAACTCCAGAAATTTTAATTTGTTATTTCACTAAATACATTAGCCTTTTGCTAAATAAAAATGTCACGTGATAAAATATTACATATATCTACTAATTATTGATTCGCGGGAACCAAGGGGTTTCAATATAAATCACGTCTATACGTTTTATTTCTTAATTGTTGTTGTTTTCGTTTTATTGTCCGATTTTTCTCTGTTTGAATTTTTTGAATCAGTTTATCTTCAGCTTCTTGAATCGCGGAATCAAACCATTTTTTCCTATTTTTCTCATGAAGATATCGCTGTATTTTATCATTGATATCTTCCCTCTTTTCTACTTTTCTTTTTGTTTGTTTCGGGATTAAATCGCGTTTCTCATACCCCGGTAGACTTTCGGTATTAACTTCTCGGGTGGATTCGGTGAGAATCCCGTTTGCGTATATTGCGTAATTATCAAATTTGTCTGTGTTTTCCAGTACAATATGATAGATGTAATAAATTCTATCTTGATTGACCTCTTCAAAAGAGTCATCAAAATATGCGATCAATTTATACTTGTCTTCTATCATGAGTTTATACTCGTTCTTTTTCTTCAGTTCTTTCTTAAAAACTTCTAATCGTTCTGCGTCTGTTTCCTCTAATTCCTCTTCGTTCTCAAAATGTACTTCAAAATTATTATATCCTTCTATTAAATCCTTCATTTTTTCCAATTGCGTATCTGTTAAACGATCATAGAGAATGGCGTGTCCCCCAGTAACATATAAATCTTCTATCAATCGCGGATTTTTCTCTTTGACCAATTTGTATAATTTGTGGACGGTTTTCTTCTCGGAATTCTGCAATGCGGATTTCATTATGCACGTTGCTTTCTTGAATTCGTGGCGCCCACCACGTCTGTATATTTTTACAAAAGTATTTTCTCTGATATCTTCTATCGGAATATATATTTCTTTTTTATCTATTAGGCAAAGAATCTTGGTTCCTTCTTTGAAACAAATCGTTTTAACAGTAACGTTAATTTCATCATTACCTTGACCATTGACAAAATTTCCATTAGGATAACAAATTTTTAGTCCGTTTAATTGACCAGACGTTGTTAAAATATCTATCGTAAATATTAAATTAATAATTGGATATAATAAAATTTCGTAACGAGAATAAAATAAATCATAGTAACAAAATATAAAATGAGATTCGGAATATATTATATTAGTTAATGAAACACTCTGCTGATAACTCGTTATAAAATTCTTTGAATTTGATACTATAAAATTAATATTGTCAGCATAATAACATATATTCCCATTACCATTAACAGAAATCAGTGTGGGATAAGATTGCGTGTTGTAATTATTCTTCAAAATATTACCCAAAAGATCAAATGTTACTATTTTTGATAAATTAGTAACTGTGCAATATAATATATCTTTATATATGGATAACCCTCTTGTTTGATTTTTATAATCATTCGGGAGTTTATTCATATTATTCAAAAATACATTATCTACATCATATTTAGAATCGCTAATAAAATTTAATTTTATAAATAAAATTTCACTATGATTATTGTCGGAAATATACATATTATTGAAAGAATCAAAAACTAGCGGACCACCACCCATGGTTTCTGATATCGTATATTTTGTTTCGGGAACGCCATTATATTTATTATTGGAATTTGGAGCTTTGTACATTATTTTAAAAATATAATTAGGAATTGATATGAAAAGATTATCGGAAAAATCAAACGCTAAATTAATGTTGTATTGAATGGTTGAGTCATAATTATAATTTTGAATTTGCGTATACTGTGCTATAGAAAAATAGCTAGGATTTAAATTTACTACACAAACAGTAATATAATTTTGTGCGTCTAAAAATGATAAGTAAATATTTTTTTTAGAATCAAATGCTAATCCCATAGAGTAATTTTCTGCCATTGTTTTTCGGTCGGTTAATCTTAAGACGGAATAGTAAGATTCTATATTATAGCTGAAGCTTGATGAAATTTTTGTCCGTCCACTATACAATGTAAAAGTATCAAAAATGTTACTATTATTTAACGTTCCTGGTAAATATAGTTCACCGTAAAAATATTTGGAAAAATTGGTTAATTCATTATTGTTTTTTTTGTCGGGTATCAATTCTTTATTTGTTACCGGTCCGTTCCAAAAATATGTGTAATAATTTAATCTTTCGCCAGGCGATATTGTTGTTGGACTATAATAACTCATACTTATATAACATTAGAAAGTTTAATTCTTTATTCACTAAATTAATTTTATTGGTGGAAAAGATAATAAAATTAATTTATCAACAATTATAATGGAAAAACCATCATTTGTTTATTTATTAGTATCAACAAATAATGCGACATATGTGGGCGCGACCGTTGATTTGGACCGACGTCTACGACAACATAATAAAGAATTAGTTGGCGGCGCTCATGCCACAAGCGCGAAAGTTAAAAAAGGCGAGATATGGAGAAGAGCTTGCCACGTATCTGGTTTTCCGGATTGGTCAGCAGCGCTTCAATTTGAGTGGCGATGGAAACAGTTGTCTCGTAAATTGTCTCCCAAGTTATTTCCTTTGGAGAGAAGAATGGCAGCGTTGAAACAACTACTTGCGTTAGAACGCCCGACAAGTAAAGCCATTGCTTATAGTGAGTGGTCGTCAGGGTTACCTGTTGTTAATTTGGAAACAGACGAGGCGAATCAATATTATCAGTAAAGGATTCTATTATTGTGAATCGCATTTTTCTTACTCTAATACAAAGATGAAACATCTACATAAAATCATTTGTTTATTTTCTCTCATGGTTATACTTTTAGGAATAGGAATGACTCATAAGGTTGTAGAGGGTCATAGCGGAGGTGGGGGCGGGCATAGTGGGGGCGGACATGGGGGAATAGGACATGGAGGAATGGGACATGGAGGAATGGGACATGGAGGAATGGGGCATGGAGGAATAAGTAGAGGAGGAATGGGACATGGAGGAATAGGACATGGAGGAATGGGGCATGGAGGAATAAGTAGAGGAGGATATTATGGTGGTGGAAGCGGTTCGTATTCTTTCAATCCTTTTTATTATTACGATTATCCCGTATATATTGAAGAAGAATCACTAATATATTTTTTACCGAGACATCAACCGTTCTCCATGTTGTAAGGCACTAGTTTTCTTTGATTTTCTAGTTTTCTTTATTTTTTTTGATTTTCTTTGATTTTCTAGTTTTCTTTGTTTTTTTTGATTTTCTAGGTTTCTTAGTTTTTTTTGATTTTTTAGTAGCACGAGACTTCCGACTTTTTCTTCTTCCTCCATAATCGGCGACAACCGTGATATCGTCTTCTTCTTCATGAACGGGACGAACAGGGTTTGCAAATTGTCCAAAAGGTTGTCCAACGGGTTGTCCAACAGGTCCTCCTAGTTCTCTGTGTTCTATTTCACTTTGCGCTCTCTCAAGAGCTTCTAATTTTAAACTCAATATGTCATTCAGGTTGTTTCTCTGCGCCAAATTGTCGGCAACTTCTTCATCAGTAGTATTATGAGAGAAATGAAATTCCGGAATGATAGCATCGCTTATTTGTTGATACGGATGCTGTAATAAATAACTTATCATAATTTCTTCTAAATAATCCATCAAGGTTGTTGATTGTAGAAAAGAAACGTCATGGCGTTCTTGATAATTCATCTGAGTATTATATCTCAATTCTCCGATATTGTCTTGAAATCGTTGCAGATCTGTTCCCTGCAAAACGTCTCTAAAAGAAATAATTTCTTCCGATTCTCCCGGAACATCTTCAGGATGTTGTGCAACATATTCACGATGTTCCGTAATTTTTCCTAGTATATAATCATCCAATTCACGTATTGTTTGTAATTCCTCTGGTGTTCTTTGTCTCTCCATATATATATACATATGTATATTGTAATAATCGGAATATAATCGGAATATAATCGGAATATAATCGGAATAATTTTAAAAATTGATTATCAAATAAAAACAAATAATTATATTATACAGAAATGATGCACACGATAATTAATAAGAGAAACGCCCTCAAGGAGTTATCCGACGAGGTATTTGAGAAATTACTTCCTACGCTGGCAACCGAAATAGAAACACACGGAATCCTCTACGAAAACTATTCTGATGAGGATATCCGTAAAGATTGGAAGCTTTTATGCGGAAAACCAATAGATAAATCTGTTACAAATGTTTCCGCGACCGCAGTGGCTGGTATGAAAATTATGCGAAAACATATGCGACACTTCTATGATGTCGCGAATTATAAAGGACAATCTATAAGAACCTTATGGAAAAAGCCGAATCTGGAAAAAGCCCTCCGGTTTAATCGCGCACAACATTCTACCCCGTACGCCTCCGAAATTATCCGGTCGCTTTCATTTACGAATGGTCTCGGAAAAGTCACCATGTATCGCCCATTAATGGCTAGAAACGTGGTCGCCTATTTTGAAGCGAAAAGTGTATTGGATGTTTGTGCGGGTTGGGGTGGGCGAATGATCGGAACAAAGTCAGTGGATTTGACGAATGTTTCTTATACTGGAATAGACCCATGTATTAAAACATATGAAGGTCTCTGTGGTATTCGGGATGAATTAAAGTTAACTGGCGTAACGCTGATTAATAAACCAGCCGAAGTGGCTTTATCGGAACTTCCCGAAAACCAAAAATTTGATATTGCACTGACAAGTCCTCCTTATTTCAATTTGGAAATTTACTCAGATGAGACGACTCAATCGCTGAATGAAAAAACATACGAAGAATGGCTGGATACGTTTTTAAGACCGGTCATTGTCGGGGTTATTAAAAGGGTAACCTATAGCTGCTGGAGTGTTAAGAATTTCAAGACGGATAAAAAATATAACTTATTAGATGATGTTATTAAAATACATAAGGAAAACGGTTGGGGACTAATACCTGTTACATTTACAATGTCTAATAGTAGGCGACCGGGGGGTAGCAGCGGAACGGTTTCCGTTGAACCGAAAAAGACGGAAGAAATTACGTATGTGTTTGCGAAAGAATGAATCTAACACTTCCATCTATTTCCACAATCAATACATGATACAAAAGTTGTCATAGGCTCGTCCGCAGACCTTGTTTGCTGTTGATAATAATTACATTTTTTTGAGCGACATTTCCGACAAGTGAACGTGTCGGTCATAGCCTCCATCGTTGTCTCATATTTTGTTTTATCTCGCTTCATTTTCGCGTCAATCAAAGAAATCCATTTCTCATGATTCATTTCTTGATGCGTCATGAATGCCAAGACTTGTGGCTTGATACTCCCGTCTTTAATTTGTCCGACTAGTTCCACATTTTTCAAATTTGTCAAGATACTACGCAGTCGGTCAACATATAATTGCACATAAAATGGATTGTCCCATTTTTTTACCACTTTACGATTCGTGGCTTCTTTCAGTGCATAATTATAAACACCCTTTTCCAAATTAGAACTTTTTTTCTCATCTTGAAAAATGTCGTTCAGCTTTGTAACGACATTTTTGCGAAATACTTCCGGGTTTGCTACGGTCCTCATCTATGTAATAAAACACAAATTATATTTAAATAATAATCAATTTTAAATTATATCTTTATGCAGCATAAAATGAGATGTTTTTCATTAGTCTCTCAGTAAACTTTTCGGGTTCGTCTTTATAAATAATATAACAATTGATTATTTCTGCAGGAGAATAGAATCTATCGCGGATTTTTTCCAACTCGTCAGCATCCATCTCTTCCCCATAATAATGCGTATACATTTCTTGAATAGTGGCACGAGTTGCGTTATCAAAGTTCAGAGTAATATCAATCCGACCCGGGCGAACAAGAGCCGGATCCAATTTTTCGTAATGATTACTAGTGATTCCCAATATTCTACCAGATGTCTCTCTTAATCCATCCCATAAGTTCAAAATGTCGTCCAATGTTATCGGGTCCTCATCAGGCGGGAGTTTACAATCATTCATAATTTTCTGTGCCTGCTCATTATTATTTTCAATCACTTGTTGAATAATATTTTCCACGATTTTCGGGTCCTCCATGGTCTTCTCCTTCTTTTTTCTACCGGGTGTTTTTTTAACTTGCCCTCCACAAAGTTCGCGTTTTAAAACAATGTCTCCCATACAGTCAATATCTTCAATGATAATTATTTTTTTGTCAAAACCAACACTCCCCTTTTTATTGTCTTCGTGATATCTGTCCTCAAAGAAAAAGTCATCCAATTGTTGGCGGGTTTTTATTAATTTCAATGACAATGTCACAATATGTCTTCCGGTTAAATTGGACAAACATTTGAAAAAAGATGTTTTTCCGGTTCCAGGTGGTCCATGAAGTCCGATTCCGAGTGTATACGGTATGCCATTATCGTAATACCATTGTTTATTCTCCAAGAAAAACGCAATTTTATTTATTATTTCTTCCTTTCCTTCAAAAAACATATTGGAAAAAGACCGACTGCTTTCAAACGGATACTCTCTCCAACATTCATATTTACAATCGGAAAAATTTGTCTTGCATAAACTATATATGAATTTTTTGTTATCCCGGCTATTTTCTATTTTTTCCAAATATGCAGTTTTGATTTTCTCCACGAAATCCCGAATAACACAAACATTTGAATGATGTGAATAAAGCGTTATAATTATTTTGTCGGTTTTCGCATTTTGTAATTTTTTATTTTCCGTTTCTTCGCCCACGATTTCCACAGACCCGTATATTTCCAACTCTTTATTATATAAAAAATTTCTCTCCTGTGTTATAATATACATATCTTTCAAATTGTCGGAATCATATCTTTTAAAAGTAATATACTCCTTTATCTCCATTATTGAATCATTACTGTCAATATTATTAACAATATCGTCTAGTAACGCCTTGAAGGAATTTGTGAAACACGCACTAATGTTAGGGGTAACGTCAAATTTTGAGATAATAAAACTATGTCGCCCCTCAAAGGTAACTGAATATTTCTTGTAAAAAAAAGATTTTATTCTCTCTTGAAGATTAATTAAAAGAGAAAACCGAGACTCTGAAAAAAAAATCTTATTCGTGAAATATCCTATAAAAGTCAATACCGCGGTAGATATGATAGTGTCAATAAAAGGATTAGTCGTCTTGAAATAATTACAGACGGATAATTTTATAACGTCGTTGAAGGTTTTATACATAATATCCGCCATTACGTATAGAACAATGAAATGTTTAATATCTTGTTCTTTATATAATATAATGTTTTTCACAGCTCTTATAAATAAGAAGGAAATATCTTATTAACTCTTCACTCGTATGATTCTCCAGCCTATAACATTTAATTTTGTCTAATTGTAAATAATCTAGCTCGCGCGTAAGTTCCGCAATTTCGCATTTGTTATCTAGTAATAAAAAATCGTTAGACGGAACTTTATATAGCTCCAAAACGAATTCCATGTTTTTTCGCAACGATTCTAAACCGATGATACAATATTGTTTTTCATAATTCGGATTTGTAACCAAATTACAATACTTGTAGTTATAGTTTTCTCTCTTCCATATTTGACTCCGATTTAAAATATATTTTTCGTCTTCATAACCTCCCACTTCTTTCATCCTATTTTGAATATTATAATCTTGATAGCACTGTGGCATAATATGACACGGCACCAAACGGTTAATTTCCGCGTTTCTTATGAGAGAAAAATTATTGTTATTATTGTTCATATATTGTATATAGCCTAACTTATGAATCCTCACCATTTTTGTATTAATTGCGGTTCTCAATAATAACTCATAGTCGTCCGCTACCGGTAAAAATTCCGAGTAGTTACCTATTTTAAGGAGGGTTTCCCTTCTCCATATTCTCGGATGATTCGGTATTCCCACTATGTGACTTAAGGTAACATTATTAATGTTGTTGGAACACACAACATTTATCCACTTGTTTTTATACTTTTGACAGTAATACCCACCATATCCCAGGGCGAAAAAATCTGTCCCGTAATGATAATTGTCGCCGTTCTCACAAATGTTTGCATAATCCATATAAACAAATCCAACCTCTTCATTCTTATCAAACTCATTTGCTGCCAAATCTAGCATGTCCGGAATTATTTCGTCATCATGGTCCATTTCAAGGACATATTTGCCGCGACATAGAGAAACGGCTTCGTTTTTAACATTTCCTATGCTGCCACTATTTTGGTCCCGCTTATATAATCTGATTCGTTTATCGTTTTTGAAAACAATACGCAAAAAATCAAAATGTTCATCCTCGGGCGAATCATCCAGAATTACCCACTCCCAGTCTTTCAAAGTCTGTTCTTTGATGCTAGTATATGCTCTTATTATTTTGTCATAGGATTTATAACAAGTTGTAAATAGAGAAAATATCGGGCGGGTATTTTTGTGTTGCATGGAAACATTGTTTATATAACAAAAATTAATTCCTGAATTCAAAACGTGGATGTTTTCAAGTTCCTCATTTTTAGAATAATGTATCCAACGCATCCGAATTCTCGGACAAATGACATTATTAATGCCGACAACATATTCTTCCTCTGTTTCACCAAAACTAATTAATAGATGATTGTTAGAATCATATAATTTATTCAAATCGTCATACTTGCTAGTAATATCAGTTATTGTAAAAAGTAATTCATCTTTTCGTTCTTTGAATAATTTGTCAATGTGAGAATATTTTTCGTTCCTAAACAATATTACAAAAGGATATCTCATTATCTATTCTATTCATAAATTGCAATTTTTAAGTAATTGTGAAAGAACAATTTATTTTGAGTATTTTCCCCGAATATTTCTAATAAGATACTCAAAATAAATTTTTATTTATTGACATGGGTAATCCATGACCAAATAAAATCATGTATGTCAATATCAGCGAAGCCAGTAAAATACTCCGGTTTTCAGCCACGACTTGTTTTTGACCAAGTATGAAAATCATAAAGAGATATAACAAAATGCCGATTATCGCGGAATGAAACAACATCGCTCGTCCGCTTTCCATATATATATATATATATATATATATATTATATTCTAGAAAAAAAAATTATCTAATGTGTGACTTTTCACCGAATTATCGTTTTACATTTTCGTCATCAGAATCATCTTCATAGTCATCTTCACTCAACTCGGAACCAATATCCTCCAGCTCCAACCCCTCTAGCTCTTCTGTCTCATCACTTTCGTCTTCCATTTCTTCGCTGCTATCTTCGGTCTCAAATTCAGAGTCTTCGTTTTCACTATCCACAACAAATCCGTCTTTCAAGTATCCATTTTTTGTTTTTTTGTGCGCGGGAACATTTTCCAGTTCGTCAATCTCATTTTCATCATCAATGCATGTTGCAGATAAATCCTCAAATCCGCCAAATAATTTTTCGTATATTTTATTCCAAAGAGGTATATCAAGGACAACTGGTGTTTTATCTTCGCAAACTTGCGAACAAACTAACGCACAATTCCCGAAAAAAAGAGTATTGTCAACTGGTGGCGGGAAATCATATTTATTTTCGGTATTCGCCTTCCCCTCTGTTTTAGCATAAAGTGAAACAGAGTATTTAGTCCCCTCAATTTTTACCGGATTCCATTCCGTCTGCTTAGTAAAAAAATCTGCTTTTTTAAAACCACATTTCTTGAACAAATCGTCCTCCTTATAATCTTTAATTGTAGTTTGTTTCAAATTGCCGCCCTTTTCAACGATTATTATTGTTCGCGACATTATTTGGCGATAATAATATTTGTTGAATGGGTTTAAATAGTTTCTGTTATTTATTAATAATCGCTTACGCATTTAACTAGAACGAATGCTAAAAAGAAACGTGGTAGTAAAACAAACCATTATACCACAATGCAAAATTTATATCAGTAACTATAATCCAAAAAATATATTGAAAAAAATTCACATCTTGGAACCGCATTTTGTATCAAACATAGTAAAAAAGGATATCGTGAGTGCAGCCGGGTTTTTTGAACTAGACGAGAAAAATAATAAAATAACGAAACTTAAGCAATGTGATAAACCGGTTGTTAAAAAGCGGTTTTCTGACATAGAATTATTACTTGATTTCAGTTATTATAAAAAGCTCGGGGAACAGTTTCAAATACCATGTGAGCATAATTTATTGGTTTACCATGAGTTTAAATATTGCATCAATAATGAAACAAACAAACTGTATTTAGTGGTTGAAGGGGTTTATTCAGAACCACCGACAACAAATAAATACGCTTTTTTTTGCCCAACAAACATATATTTTTTTCTGAGAGACGATTTTGATAATATATTGATAGAAAAGGAACTTAATGAGTATTTATCGTTATTAATCTAATATCCTAATAAATATATCAATGATTTTTTGGGGAATTAAAATTACCATTACATCCGTGATTTTTATATTACTAGTTCATCATCTATTTATTTTTTTCAGGGAGACATTGACTGTTCCTAAAATAAAAGACATGGTTAACGCACCTGTGCAAAAATATGAACAAATGTTTAATACTATTAATTCAACGCCTCAGTCAACGCCTCAGTCAACGCCTCAGTCAACGTCTCAGTCAACGCTCCTGAAAAAAGATGAACCGTCTCATCTAGATACCACCAGCATGAAGAATGAATTGAAAAACTTTTTAAAATCTCAACAGGTTAATAACTCAATAAATACGACCAATATATCATCATTAGAATCATCACAACAGTATGCGTCCTACTAAAAGTGTATATTTATAAGAGAATTAAAGACTTGTTGTTATCTTCTCCTATAATGTTCCTATCAGAGACGGAGAGAAACCAGCTAATGATGGGGTTTCCCAATGTAAAACTTTCTTATGAAACGAATATACATAAGAAAGTTTATAATAGTAAATATGTGGTCGCTATTCCATATGGTAAAAAATACTTTGCGTGGTTTACGGAATTCAAGAGTGAAAATGTGTGTGTTTTGTTGGAAATAATACAGAATAAACAGTTGGGAGTTGTCTCTATTTTTTCCGCTTGTTTTTCTGGCGAATTGTCATACGGAACTATTTTTTATGGGACAAAGTTATTTTTGAATGGGTGTAATTTTTTTTGTGTGGAAGATTTGTATTATTATAAAGGTAAAAATGTGTCCGACTTAATCTTTTCAGAAAAATTAAATCATATTCATAACATATTTTCGTCGGAAATAAAACAAGTCTCTTATCATAAGAATATGATTGTATTCGGGTTACCATTTATAGGGAATAACGTGTCGGACCTCGTGGAAGATGTCGTGAAAAAACTAGCTTATAAAATACGTTTATTGCAAATCAGAGAAGGTAGAGAAATTTATAATATGAGATACGCAGAAGAAAATGTATTCCATGAGGAAGCGGCGCCCCCATCAAAAGAGAAGAACGCTGTAAGAACGATTGAACCTAAATCACTTTATAAAAATGAATTCAAGAGAGAAAAAGTTTTCAAGGTTACTGCTGATACACAAACAGACATTTATAATTTATTTAATGGTGATACATTTTATGATATTGCTTATATTCCGACATATGATTGTAGTGTAATGATGAACACTCTTTTCAGGAATATTAAAGAAAATATCAATTTGGATTCTATAGAAGAAAGTGATGACGAAGATGAATTTGAAAATGACAAAACCGATAAATTCGTCCACTTAGATAGGTCATATGACATGGTATGTTCTTTTAATAATAAATATAAAAAGTGGGTTCCATTACGTTTAGTTTGAGTAATCAATAAATATACTGAATTATGTTATTCACAATTATCTTAATAGGAATATTATTGGGAGGCTCATAAAAACTACATTTTTCGGGTTCAAATAATTCAATTGCTGATTTTTTAGTGGGATTTCTGGATATTTCAACAAATCTTACCATTGGATTTTGAATTCCGATTTTACCATCATAAATCCCGAAGCAACATGCCGAATTATTGGATTTGATTATATAATACGCACCCTCTATTAGTTCTTGTGTTTTTACCATTTTAGGAAAATTGTTTGATTGCATTATAACTGAAAGGAACTGTTTACTTTTAATTGATTTTTAATAAAAATATTGTTATAATTTAGATATGGTAAAAAATACAAGGACCCCTAGCGAATCTGCTGTAAAAACCGACACACTTAGTAGCGTAACTGCCTCGTCATATGATGGAGATAACGAATATAGCTCAGAAAAAGACTATAATTCCGGTGAAGAAAGTGCTGCTGCTCTTGAGACATTTGGTAGAAAAGTAATAATAGATGGTGGAATGCGTGGTGGCGGAGGAACAGGAATGGACGATATTCCCGACTCTCTTAATTTAGCCGGAAGAATGAATGGTGGTAAAAAACGTAGGAAAACTAGGAAAACCAAGAAAACCAAGAAAACCAAGAAAACTAGGAAAACGAAATAAATATATTTACGTAATATATACATATGAATCCATTTCAATTTAGAAGTTCTGATGTCCCGACAATAAATAACAATCTTGATTCAAAAATAGTAAATCCCGATGGGGCTCATTATACGGGCGGATTCGGAAGTAATGAAGTGGCGTGTCATAATAACATTCCAGCCTTTACCCGATTACAATCTGGTGGCCGGACAAAAAAAATCCGCAGAAAAATTAAAAATATTGTTAATAAGTATAAGAAAATGCGCGGCAGAATGACTCTTGGTGGGATTAGGAGAAGATTGACGAAAATGATGAAGACCCGTGGTGGCAAAATGATGAAGACGCGTGGTGGCAAAATGATGAAGACCCGTGGTGGCAAAATGATGAAAAAATGTGGCGGAAAGATGAGCAGAAAACGGGCACACAGACAACGCGGAGGATATAGCCAATATGAATCAAATATTCCTGCCGGTGCTGGGTATTCAACTGGCGGCAATTTATCGCCATCATCAAGTGCTTTAGCAAATCCGGTCCCATTCGCTTCATTACCAAGAACCGTAAACGGAATTGATAATTATAACCATTTTACCAAGACTGGGTTTCAAGTATAAAACGGCGTTACACATGTAAGAGACAGATTTTCTAGATAATAAGTATAGAATGAAAGTGGGAACTATTGATTATGGGTCTTGGAAAGATGGTTCTTCCGTATTTAAAGACAAAAAAGGATTTTATATAATTGACATTAATGATAAGGGTAACGAATATAAAAAATATTTAAAAAATTGGAAACCTACCGGTCTTTATCAACCATTATATTTAGATAAATCAAAGAATAAATGGATTACCCAAAAAACGCGGATTAAAAATAAAAATAAAACACAAAAATTAAATAGACCATCGCCATCTTATCCCGCAAACGATTATTGCGGAAAGAATAAAAAAGGAAATGATGGAAATATGTATATTTCAAAGAAAAATAAAAACGGCGTGTGTAGGTGGGTAAAATCAAAATAAATAAATTCGTTGTAAAACTATGATTGTGGCTTGATAAAAGATTTTATCAAACATTTTCCTCCTTCCATCCCCCCAAATAATTCTTTCTTGGGCACCAATACCGTCTTCCATTTTGACACGTCAGAGTCATAATTTTGATTAGACGAGTGTATTATTTTATAATTTTGTTTCTTATAAAATGATTTCCGCTTCGTCCACTGATTCTTAAAAGTAGAATGTTC